ACCCCGAAGGACGAGGACAGCGCCGACGTTGCGTCCAAGGTTCTCCAGTTCATCGCGGATCGTAACCGCTTCGATGACCTGAAGATCAGCGTAGCGCGTGACTACCTCATTCGTGGCACCTGTGCGGCGATTGTGGAGGCCGACGAAGACCTCCAGATCACCATGCAGGAGATCGCTTCTGAGGAGTTCTTTGCCGATCCTCGGTCGCGTCGGGAAGACTTCTCAGACGCTCGCTACATGGGCATTGCCAAGTGGCAGTACGCCGACGACGTGATCCGCATGTACCCGGATGCGAAGACCGACGTTGAGGGCTCGCTCACCGACAGCGGCGCTCTGATCGACGATCTCAACCAGGACCGCCCGCAGGACGCTTCCTCGACTGTGTCATGGGTGGACAAGAAGAAACGCCGGGTCATGGTGGTGGAGATGTACCACCGCGAGGGCTCGGAGTGGCGCCGCTGCGTGTTCCATTCCGGTGGCACGCTGGCTTACGGCGTTTCCCCGTACGTTGACGACAAGAAGCGCCCCTGCAACCCCATCGTGGCGCAGTCCTGCTACATCGACCGCGACAACAACCGCTACGGCATCGTGCGCGACATGCGCGGGCCGCAGGACGAGATCAACAAGCGCCGCTCCAAGCTGCTGCACCTGATCAACGCCAGCCAGATCCAGGCGGTTGATCCTTCGGCGGTGGAAGTGGACAGCGGCACGGCCCGCAAGGAAGCGGCTCGCCCTGACGGTGTGATCCCCTACGGCTGGCAGAAGGTCCCGACCACGGACATGGCCGCCGGCCAAGCCAACCTCTTGGTGGAAGCCAAGATGGAGATCGAGCGTATCGGCCCGAACCCCGCCGTTCTGGGTAGGGAAGGGGAGAACGCTTCAGGTCGGGCCAATCTGGTTCGCCAACAGGCTGGCTTGACGGAGCAAGCCATCGTCTACGGCGGCGTCGAGATTTGGGAACTCCGCGTCTATGAGCAGATGTGGAACCGGGCTCGCCAGTTCTGGACGGCGCCGCAGTACGTCCGCGTGACCGACGACGAGGGCGCCCCGCAGTTCGTGGGCATCAACCAGCCCAAGGGCCAGCCCATGCAGGACCCGAACACCGGGGAGATGGTGGAGGGTCCGCCGATCATCGACCCGAACACCGGGGCGTCAGTCTTGGGCTACAACAACAGCCTCGCCGAGATGGATGTAGACATCATTCTCGACACCACGCCGAACACGGCCAACGTCGCTCAGGAACAGTTCGCCGTTATGGCAGAGCTTGCCAAGGTCTACGGCCCCCAGGCGGTTCCGTTTGAACTGATGGTCAGCCTCTCCAGCCTCCCCGGTAAGCGGGAGATCATGGACAAGATGAAGTCCAAGGCTGACGAGAGCGGGCAGGCCCAGCAACAGGTCGTCCAGCTTCAGCAGCAGATGGTCGAGCTTGAGGCGCAACTGAAGCAGGCCGAGATCGCCAACAAGCAGGCGAACACGGAACTGACGCAAGCCAAGACAGAGACCGAGATGCACCGCGCCGCCTTGGGCGACCGGCAGCAAAGTCTCTCAGAGTTCAACGCGCAAGTGATGGCCGACAAGGCCCAGTTTGACGCGATGAATGCCGCCGCCGGGCAACAATCGGGCGTTCCGCAGGGCCAAGCGTAAGGCCAAGCCGCCGCCGGGTTTCGGGCGTTTCGGGCCGCCACCGTGAAGGGCGCTAGGGAATATCATGGCATTGGAATGGATGGACGGGCAGGAGCCCGAGGAAATCGTCGCGCCTGAAGGTCAGGAACCGGAAATCGAGGCTCAACCCGAGCCCGACGCAACCCCGGAGCCCGATGTCGTTCGCGATGAGCAGGGACGTTTCGCGCCCAAGCAGCAGACGCAAGTTCCGGTTTCCGCCCTGGAAGCCGAACGCTCGCGCCGGCAGGCCCTTGAGGCACAGTTGGCGGAATATCAGCGCCAGCAGCAGACGCCCGATCCTGAGTATGACCCGAGCGGTTACACCGATCATCAGGTCCAGACCATCCAGCAGCAGCTACAGGCCCAGCTCTTTCAGCAAAGCCTCACCTTCTCCCGCCGTCTGGCCGAACAGGTCCACACGCCGGAAGCGGTGGCGCAAGCGCATGAATGGGGCCTCGCCCGCTGTGACGCGGACCCGCTGTTTAACCAGCGCGTCTCGACCAGCCCTGACCCCTACGAGTTTGTCGTCTCTGAATGGAAGCGCGATCAGGTGCTTTCCCGCCTTCAGGGCAACGACCTCGACCAATTCCTCCAGTGGAAGGCCCAGCAGGCAAACCCGCTCGGCGCTCCGCAACCGCAACCCGCCGTCATGGCACCCCAACCTGTCGCCCCGCCTCGCTCCCTCGCGTCTGCTCCTGCTGCCGGCACTGCCAGGCCCGGAGCCCCGCCGACCTATCAGGGAGCGGCGTTCGACACCGTTTTCAGGAACTAAGAAATGGCTGAAGTCGCCCTGGCCTCCGCTTCTGAGAAGCAGGTCTTCCTTTCCAACTATTTCGCCGAGTACGTCCGCGAGAGCGGCTACATGCCCTACATGGGCCGTGGCGAAAACAAGATCATCGTCGCCAAGTACGAGCTGCAAGAAGAAAGCGGCAAGACGATCAACATTCCGCTGATCCTGCGCCTCACCAGCGACGGCGTCACCGGCTCGACCACCCTGGACGGTCGTGAAGAGGAAATCGGCAACTACAACTGCGCCCTGTCCGTCGATTGGCGCCGGAACGCGGTTCGCGTGCCGAAGTCCACCAGCTACAAGACCGAGATCGACCTTTTCGGCGCCGCCAAGCCGCTCCTGCGGAACTGGGAAGCCGAAAAGCTCCGCGACGACATCACCACGGCGCTGCTGTCGCTGGTGACCACGGGTGACACCACCGTCACCATGTCGGCCTCCACCGCCGCCAACCGCAACGCCTTCAACGCCGCCAACTCCGACCGTCTCCTTTTCGGGGCGACCAAGTCGAACTACTCGGCCACCTGGGCGACCGCTGTCGGCAACATCGACACCACGAACGACAAGGTGACGAGCGCGGCCATGTCGCTGATGAAGCGCATCGCCAAGCAGGCCGACCCGCACATCCGTCCCTACAAGACGGAGAACGGTCGTGAGTTCTATGTGGCCTTCCACGGCTCGCGCACCTTCCGCGATCTGAAGCTGGACAGCACCATCCTCACCGCCAACCGTGACGCGCGTCCGCGTGATGTCGAGAGCAACCCCATCTTCCAAGATGGCGACATGATCTACGACGGCATCATCCACCGTGAGGTCCCGGAGATCGACGACATCGCTTCGGGCGGCACCTACTCGATGGACGCCATCGGCGCTTCCTCGGCTGACGTTCGCCCGGTGTTCCTCTGTGGTCTGCAATCGGTCGGCATCGCGTGGGGTCAGGAACCCACCATGCGGATGGATCTGACGAAGGACTATTCCTTCCGTCCGGGCGTCGCCATCGAGGAACTGCTGACCGTCAAGAAGCTCTGCTTCAACGGGCGTCAGCACGGTGTCGTGTCCGGCTTCTTCGCCGCCGCCGCCGACGCCTGATCCCACAACAACTAGGGCGGCCTACGGGTCGCCCGTCTTTCTGAAAGGGCCTATTCAATGGCTACTCTGACCGCTGCCCGTGCGGCTGCGAACTTCCCCGTGGGCGGCTTTGCCGGTGCGGGCGTTCTCAACGTCGCTTACGGCTCCTACACCCTGGCCGCCAACCCGACCATCGCCGACGTGATCAAGTTCTGCAAGGTCCCGGCTGGCGCGACTGTCATCGGCGGCTGGCTCCGTGGTGAAGACATCGACACCGGCACCGAGACGCTGGACATCGACATCGGCTGGCCTGCCAACGGCGGAACCGGCGTCGGCGCCACGGCTGACCCGGACGGCTTCGGCAACTTCGGCGTCATCACTGGCGACGTTGTCACCGAGCTGAAGCCGGAAGTCTCGGTCTTCCTGCCGCTCAACGGCACGCTGAAGTCCGGCCCGGTGTCGTTCGACGCCGAGACCACCATCCAGGGCGTCGTCAACGCCGTGGCTGCTGCCGGCGGCACGGGCACCCTGTGGCTCACCGTCCTGTACGTGTTCAACTGATGCGCGTCCGGTTCATCGGGGCTGACGAGCCCGGCGAGGATGAAGTCTGCACGGCCTTTGGCCAGGACTTCCCTCGCGGCGAGTGGGTGGAGGTCAGCAACGCAAAGCTGGCCACCAACCCGGCGTTTGAGGTCGATACGGACGGGGACGGCGAACCCGGACCCTCCGTTGAGGCCCTGCGCGCCCAACTCGATGAGCTTGGCGTGAAGTACCACCACAAGGCCGGGGCTGAGAAGCTTCTGGCTCTGCTGGACGAGGCCACCGCGCCTCAACCTGAGTAAGAACCATGCCCACCGTTCGCGAAATCATCGCCTCTGGCTACCGTATGGCTGGAGTGAAGGACGCCGCCGCTTCCCTGGCTGCGCTCGACGGGGCGGTGGGCCTGGAACTCATGCAGGAGTTCTACGACGGCATCACCAACGGCCTTCTGGGTCGGATGAATGATGTCATCGCTACGGCGGATTACACGGTCGAGGAGTTCGACCGCGTTCTGTCCGACAACGGCGCCACCGACATCACCATCACATTCCCCGAGACGGTGCTGGACGAAGACACGGGGGAGCAGCGCCCGGTCAAGGATCTGGCCCTCGTCATCGTGTCGGACCTCGATAGCACCGTGCGCCGCTCCTACATCTACGACAGCCACTATGGCGGCTGGTGTCGGCTCGATAGCCTGACCCTCGACGATTACGCCCCCCTTTCGCTGCGCTTCGCCGCTGGCCTCCGTGCGATGGTCGCCATCAAGCGCCAGGCTGAAGACGGCTTCCAAGCTGCACCGATGCACGCCCGCGCGGCTGCAATGATGAACCTCGCCTTGGCCACGCGCTTCGACAGCGCCGCCGAGCCCGTCCTTCAAACCTACTTCTGAGGCAGCCATGTCCCAACAGGATACCAACTCGGCTTCGCAGGGCCGCGCCATCACGCCTAGCGACAGCGCCGCCAACAACTTCTACCCGACGCGGGGTGTCTGGGTCGGTGGCGCCGGAACCGTGGTCGCCGCGATGGTGGATGGCGGAACCGCGACCTTCGTCGGTGTTCCCGCCGGGACGCTTCTGCCCATTCAGGTGGTGCGGATCAATTCGACCTCGACCACGGCCACCAGCATGTTGGCGCTCTACTGATGTTTATTGGCATCGGCGTGCGGATCACATTGCAGCAAGGGCCGGTTTTCGGCGGCGCTGCGCCTGCCCTGCTCCTTGAGGGCGGCGACTACCTCCTGCTGGAGAGCGGCGACAAGCTGCTGCTTGAATAATGGCTGACACCAAAACCTCTGCCCTGTCCGACGCTGCGGCGCTCGGCGGGACCGAACAAATCCCCGGCGTTCAGTCGGCGGCTAACGTCAAGATGACGCCTGCTCAACTGGCGACCTACGCCCTCAGTGTTGACCCGATCCACCCCGGCTATGTCGCGGGCCGCTGGTACTTTGCCGAGCCCGGCCAGATCGTCGCCGCGTCCGCCATCGGCGTTAACTCGATCCGGTTCATGCCCTTCCGCATCTTCAAGCCGGTGACGATCACGCAGCTTGGCGCGCGGGTCACGACCATCAGCGCGGCGGGTAACTTCCAACTGGCGATCTATGCCAACAACTCGACCACCGACAGGCCGACCGGCAACCCGCTGGGGGCCACGGGCAATATGTCCACCGGCACGGCCACAGTCGTTGCGGCTGTTCTGGCGGGTGGCAACATCACCCTGCAACCGGGCACCTACTGGTCGGCGATCTGCCAGGATAACGGCACCGCCTGCTACACAGCGCTGGCCACGACCTACGTCAGCAACACGGGCGTTCTGATCGGCACGGCAACGCAGGCGACCCTCTGCTCAGCGACTGCGTCTGTCGGCTGGTATCTCTCGCTCGCCCAGACCTTCGGCACCTGGCCGGATGTGACGAGTGGCGGCTTCGCGGAAGCCACCGGCACCGCCAACGTCGCGCTTCAATTCCTGACAGCCTAGGGGCCGCTAGTGGCGATTACCATCACCGTTCCGGCCAAAATCACCATCGAGGACGACACCGTGATTTCAATTGACATTGGCGGCTCGCTCGTCTGGCTGGGCGAGACGTATATCCCCGTTCCCGTCGCCTATGCGGCGGACATCGCGAACGGGGCGAGCCTCACCGCTGGCATCGACCTGACGACCTCCGATCAACGCTGCGCCCGTCCCACGGGTCTGGTCTTTCCCGCTGAATGGGACGCCGCCGACGTGACGTTTCAGGTGTCGGTCGATGGGGGCGTGACCTACTACAACATGTACGATGACGCTGATAACGAGTACGTCGTCCAGGCGGGCGCAAGCCGCTATGTGGCGCTGAACCCTTCCGACTTCGCCGGGGTCAGCAACGTGAAGATCCGTTCGGGCACTGCCGGCACTCCGGTCAACCAGACCGGCGCCGTGACTGTGACGCTGCAAGCGGCGCGATGACCTCCTTCGCCCGCGACTTCCTCAACGGGAGCTACAGAGGGACGCCGCCGCCGCTTCCCCCGCCGCCCCCGCCACCGACGCCGCTTCCCTATGACATCAACATCATTCTGATCTCGGGTCAGTCGAACTCGGAAGATCAGGACGCGGCCCCGATCATCAACCGCACGGGCCGGGCGGGGGTAGTGATGCTCGACACGATCCGCCCGCGCACCTGGGGGGCTTCGTTCGGCTCTACGTTCACGACGGCTGTTGGAACGGAATACATCAACTCTACCACCTTCCACATGGGCGGCGACATGGTTCCGGCTGCTGGCGACAAGCTGATGCAGTTGATCGAGGATGAGGACGGCTTCACCTACGCCGATCACAGCCAGATGGTCCTGCCGGTTCACATCGGGCAGTCATCCTCGGCCATCAGCGAGTTCAGCCACGGAACGGCGGTCTTTACCGAGGTCATGGCTCACCTGACGGCTGTTAAGGCGGCCGCTGATGCTCAGTCGAAGACGGTCGGCATCATCTGCGGCGCGTGGCTCTGGGGGGCTGACGGCTACGAAGACGACATCACGCAGTCCGATTGGTATGACCAAGTTCATGCCTACTGGTCGGGCGACGTGAACGACTACCTGGCCGACATCTTCGACCAGCTTGGCGAGGATTTCCCGGTCGGCATCATGCAGACCCACGCTCACGGCGCGCGGGGCTATGGGACGAACCCCTACGGCGCGGAAGCCGAACTTGAGCTGGCCGAAGACTTCGCCCGGTATCACATCATCAACCCGGAAGGCCCGTGGTTCCTGAATGGCCTCAACCGGGGTTGGGCTGGCTCGACCATTCACCACGGCCCGCACGAAGCGGCGATCATCGGCGCGTACATCGGCTGGTTCGCCAAGCGTCTGGTTGTGGATGCGGGCACCTGGAACAGCCATATCCCGTCCTTCACCCGCGTCAGCTCGACGGAGATCCGTTGGACCGGGGCGTTTACCGGCCTCCGCATGGGCGTGGCCGGCACGGGCCTCCCGCCCACGACGATGGTCACCAACTACGGGTTTTTCGCTTACGATCCCGCCACGCCGACGACCGAGATCGCCCTTACTCGCCCTCCCTATCAGGACGGAAACGATCTTGTTCTGAAGACCGCCGGCACCTTCCCCGTTGGCGTCAAGGTTCGGGGCGGTTCGCGCACCTCGTCCAGCAACATCGCCTCCAACATCGCGTTCATTTCCAGCGACGTGCAGACCTATTCGGTGCTCGGTCAGGAAATCCGGCTGTGGCGGCACATTCCAACATTTGACCGGGTGGCTGCATGACGACCTGGCTTCCCGATGACGACGATCTGATTTTTGAGTACCACCTCAATACGGATGCGGCGACCTCGACCCTCAACCACGCGACCGGAACGACGGATGGCGTGATCAACGGCGCTCCGACCTACGGCGCCGGGTACATGGATATTTCCGGCGTGGGTCCGAAGGGGCTCGACACCGGCTACGTCCCGAGCGCCGATGACCTGACCTTCATCGCCCTGGTGGACCCGAACAACGGCGTGGGCATCTGCTCTGCGTCCGGGCTCAATGACCCCCTTACCGGGTTGGTCCGCTACCTGATGGACGCGAACCCGACCAACGGTCAGAAACACACCATCAATGGGGTGGACATCGAGTTCGTCACCTCTGGGGCGACGGGCTATCAGGTCAACATCGGCGCGACGGTGCAGGAAACCGCCTTCGCCTTCGGTGAAATGGTCAACGCCAATCCGGGCGTTTTCGGCTGCACGGCCTTCTGCCCCATCGGCAACAGCGTCGTGCTTCTGGAAACCACCATCACCGGATTGGCGGCCAACTCCATCACCGCCACGACCACGGCGACGAGCACCCGCGTAAGGGCCGCAGGGAACCCCACCACGCCCGTTACGACCTTCTCGGCGGGGTTGGCCGGGGAAAGCCTGACAACGGGTCTGGTGGCCTCCTCAACGGCCTTCGGCTACCGCAACGCCAACATTGGCGCGGGTGGCCTTGCGAGTGTCACCTTCCCCGGCGCGAATTACTACGTGGTGTTCGGCTGGGGTGGCCTTCGTGACTTCCCCCATCTTCAGGTCTGCTCCGGCGGCGCTTTGTCTACAATCTCGGTCGGCACGACCGGCGGTCGCAAGCGGCAGGTCAGCGGCACGGTGCAGGTTGCGCTTTCGGGTGCCGGCACGGGCTCGGCAAAGGTCGGGTTTGTCGCCTGCCTTGGCCGGGTGATGACCGACGCTGAGAGGCTTGCGGCTTATCTGGCGATCAAGACGCAGGGTGAAGCTCTGGGGCTGACGGTCAATTGAGGCTCCCCCTCGCCTCGGAGGCCTTCGATCGCCGCTTCGGATCGAACCGGGCCGTTCTGACCAACCTCTACGCTGAACAGAGCCGGGAAGGGCCGACCGACCGCCGTCTGGTCCCGCGTCCCGGTCTGGCCCCGCTGGTCACGCTTGGCCCCGGTCCTGTGCGCTGCGTCGTCTTCCACCAGGGCGTTCGCTACATCGTTTCGGGAACGCGGGTTTATAGCGGCTCAACGCAGATCGGCGTCATCCCCGGTTTCGGCCTGATCCGCTCGGCTGGCTACGATGAACAGCTCGTCATGGTCACTGACGGGATTGCCTACCTGATCGGGACGGATGTCTCTGTTATCGCCATGCCGGATGATGACCTTGTGTCGGATGTGGTCGTTGCGGCGGGCCGGTTCATCTACACCATCCAGGGGTCGGGCAAGTTCCGCTATTCGGACATCGCCGACGCGACGACCATCGGGGATCTGAACTTCGCTTCGGCGGAAAGCGACCCTGACAACATCGTCTCTGCTGAGACCCTTGGCGACGACATCATCTTCTACGGTCAGAACACGACCGAATGGCATTCGCCTACGTCGGACATCGACATTCCCTTCATCCGCAACGGTGGCCGGCGCTATGACAAAGGCTCCGCTGCCCAGTTCACAGCGGTCAAGATCGACAACACGATCTTCTGGGTGGGCACCGCTCAACAGGGCGCCGACCTTCAGGTTTACCGCGCCTCTGCCGTTCCGGTGGCAATCTCGAATGAGGGCATCGAAGCGGCCCTTGCGGCCTGCTCTGACATCACCCAAGCCTCAGCCGTCGCCATCGTCTCGACAGGCCACAGCTTCTACGTCCTGAACATCCCCGGTGTCGGAACCTACGCTTACGACGTTAAAACGGGCCTCTGGGGCAACTGGGAGAGCTTCGGGCAGACGACGTTCCGCGTTCAATGCGGGGCCGATGGGGTCTACGGGGACGCCATCAACGGCAAGCTCTGGACGATTGACCCCGACCGGCGAACGGATGGGGATGATACGATCATCTATCTGGCCTCCAGCTTCCTTGCTGTCCCTGAAGGAACCTACCGTCTCAACGGCCTTCGCCTGAACCTGAAGACGGGCGTCGGCGCTCCCGATGGCAACCCCGTTGTCGAGTTCCGTTACGCGGAAACCGGCGGCGAGGATTGGTCCACCTGGCGGGAGGCCTCGATAGGCTCGCCGGGCAACCATCCCTCCGTCATCTGGCGTCAGCTCGGCATGATCAAACCGCCCGGAAGGTCGCTGGAGTTCCGCTTCTCAGGTGGCGCTGACTTCGTTCCGCATGAGGTCACGGCTGACCTTGTGAAAGGGAGCGACCGGCTGTGACGCTTCCCCCGCTTCCCCCGTGGTCTGAGCCGATCCTCGACCAGAGCGGCGCCATGA